CTGCATGACCACCTAAAACACCAACATTAAAAATCGTTTCATCTTTGAATATGTCGTGTACGTATTGGCCGTATGCTTGTAGTAAGTTCTCGTTGCCCCAAGATTCGTCTTTGTATTTTAGACATTCTGAACCACAAACGATTTTCGACATGCTTCCTGGTATAAGTACATTTTCCAAAAACTCGAATGGGTTTTTCTGAAAGTAAACGTCTTTCACATCAGTGGTGATGACGTATTTGTAATTTTCGTGGTTGTTCCTAAGGAATTCATAGATTGAAAGGAATCGCAACACGTGAACGGGAATATTTGCATCTGGCATATTCACCAACTCAAACCCTTGTTCGTGCAACCATTCTACTACATCAACACCAATGTTTTTGACACACAAAACTTTATGTGCATCTGGCATATGTTCATTTACAGATAAGACCCATGGTTTGATTTGGTCAATTCCATAGTTCTGTACACCACCAATAATTAAATTTCTTTTCTCCATGGGAAAACTCCATTATATTTTTGTTTCATCACTTCATTGCCATGATGGAAAAATTCTGCATTTACAGAACCAGGATTTCCATCCACTTTATAATTCACTGTATATTCACCTGTGCAATCGAACTTAGGAAAATATTGTGACATAACAGCCAAGAATACTCTATCTTGGCCCCAGCCGCCATGCCATGATTGTGCTAATTTTATCGCAACCTCTGTTTTAATGCAATAGCAATTAGTATCTATGTGATTGACACCATGATATGTCTGCCATTTACCTAAAGATTCACAATCATCATTACATATGAAGTTGCCCTCTTTATCACACACATTTCGGAGTGAATAGGACCAATCCAGGTTGTTTTTTTCTATGGTTTCTATACAAGACTGTACGTGCCATGGTTCGAACCAACAATCTTGGTCCAGGTAAAGGACATACTTGGTATTGATTAGATGTGTGAAAGCTGCATAAATTCGGTGGCCGTAGAAACCGTTGGCACCAACATTTATTGGTAAATAACATACTTTTAGATTTTCCAAACCAGCATAGTCATCGACAATAGGTTTGACTTTTCCCCAGTATTTTTCTCCATCACAAACAACATAAACGTTGGTGTTATTTTGTGATAAAGCAGATTTTAAAGCATCACGTAGTTCTGGTGAACCAGTGGTTGGTATAATCACAGTTGCATTCATAACAAAAATCCTATTTTAAACGAAACAACCTAGTTTCATATCTTTCTTTGAAATCGTCACCGTTTTTCCATCGACAGGTGCAATGTTATATGGAGATTTTTTTGCTGCGGGTATTGAAAATTGCATTTCAAATGTAAATTGATAGTTATCGGAACCTTTATATTGTACTCTCGCTCTATATGTAGCTTTGGCGGATGTTCCAAATCTCGGCACATCTTCCAACATCAATGGATTCATTCTACCCATTGTATAGAAGCCGTGAGTACCAACATTAACATAATATGTATCTTTTCGGTTGTAGTATTGTTCAATCTTTTCTGCCGGTATATCTCCACGAATGTCCTGAAAAGTATCCCTATCTCTTTCATAAATTTGTTTTTTACTCATACCTTTGGTTTGAAGTGGCAACAAATCATCTTTTTCTCTTTTTAGTGGAACTTCTTTCCATTGTTTTTTAATGAGATCAAAAATACCAATTTCCTCACCCAAGTCTTTAATGAATTGTTTTTCTGCATCTTCTACGGAAATATCACCGAAACTCCATGTAAGTTTTTTTGTCTTGGCGTTATATTTACATTTCAATACCAAAGAACCGGCAGAGGCTGCGGATATCTTTAATTCACATCCGGCTTTTTTACCTTTATGTTCCAACATCAAATCTGGCTGGTCGTGGCCAGCTCCGGCCGGCACAAAATCTTTCGGTACTAAACCTAATGGTTTTAAAGTTTTTGCTGCATTCTTTTCATATTCAAAACCCTGTTGAGCCATTTATAACCCCAAATAAAAGTATTTATCTAATAATCTGAATGTCTTTACCGGAAGTCCACACTTCCATTTCTGTTCTCAATCGATTTTCTTTTTGTAGTGTTTCAAATCTGTTGGATGCTTTATTCTTCCACCACTTAACTAGATTTTCTAGATTGTGTTTTTCATAGTTTTCACCAGGAACCAAAGTGTCTGTCTTACAGTTAACATAGTCAATCGTATTTTTGAATCCATAATCACTGATGTAATACCGTTTCTGTTCGGTCAAATCTTTGGCTTTTTCAATCGCTAGATTAAAAGCTTCCAATTCCGACTTGTTAACCTTCAGTGCAGATTTTGTCAATGCAATGATTCTCATGGTAGTTTTAAGTTTTTTGCTTGAAGATTCTGGATCAACAATTTCACCAATTTTACTTTCCACAAAGTCTTTCAAATCATCATATGCTTTTCCATGCATCAATGGAACAAAATCTGAATCGGTAAGGCCTTTATAACGAATGAAAGGTTTCATACCATCATATTGTGATACTGTTTTGGATGAACCATACAAAGAAGTTGTTTCAAACAAACATAGATTCATTCCATATTTTTTGTTCACAATTTTACGCACCTCATGTGAAGTACAGATTGCAGCCAACAACTTACCACCAAGGTAATTGTAACCAAACGGTTGCGATGGTACAATAACGAAACCCATCATAGATGAATTATTGAATCTTGTTGCCCATTCTGGTTTCTGTGTAAACACTTGGTCCAACATCACATTACGTGGTTTCATGTTGATTACTGGTGAACCAAGTCTAATGAAACCAACAAATTTGTTCGTGTTCTTTTCTTTGACGGCCAGGCGGATTTGTCTGCCTACAGGTGAAATGTTAATATGCGATGAAGTGATGTTCAGTAATGTTTCCCACGTTTCTTGTGGTATTTCACAGACTTCAAAATCCATATCATTTGGATGCATAGAGAAATCGGAAAACAAATCATCTTCCAATGGAAATAATGGGCTGGATGGCAAATCAGACAATGAGGCCAACTTTTGTTCTCTCATGTATTCATCAATTCTATTGAAATTGACGAAATAATCCGAAATTACTTTTGCACAGTGTTGTGCTTCCTCAAACTTTAAATCCATCGAAATTCTTTCTTTGTGGTTTTTCTCTATTACCAAATGTGTTCAGAGGTTTATCTGGTTGTCCAGAATCGGTAATTCCATCTTGGCCGGATTGTTCAATATCAAACAAACGCATCTTCGCACGGTCAATACCAAGTGTGAAACGTTTGTAATATGTCGGATCATTATAACGATTCTTCAATTGTTTGACCATGATCTGTCCCATTTCTTCCAATTCTTCGGATGAAATGAGTGCAAACATCAAATCTGCGGTTGCCGGCAGACCAAAAGATTCACTTGTGTCCTCCAGTCCGGGGTCGGAACTGGTATAACCGCTTCTTGTGGTTTGTGTAGCAGAAACAATTGGTAGTCCGAACTCAACGGCAAGACCTCGCAATTCTTCGGCAATAGCTTTAACATAGGTGTAACTGTTGACGTTTGTTCCAGCTTTAAGTCTAGAACTACAACAAATGTTAAGATAATCGATGAATATAATATCAGGTTTAAAACCTTTTTTAAGGTTAAGTTCATTCAATAATGTCCTAAAATGTGTTGCAGAGGCCGATGCTGTTGGATATTCTTTGACGATTAATTTACCTGTGGTCTTCTCACGTAGTTTAGTGATTCTTTTATCGAACATTTCTTTTGATAATTGTGATAGTTCATCGACAGTTACGTTCAATAAGTTTGCATCAATACGTTCGGCGATCTTTTCTTCGGCCATTTCCATGGTGATGTACAAGACATTTTTACCTTGAACCAAACATGCTGCGCCGACATGACACATGAAAAGAGACTTACCAACACCAGTACCGGCCAAAGCGATGTTTAGTGTCTTGTTTGGAAGACCACCTTTGGTAATCTTATTGAAGAATTCCAAATCAAAAGGAATACGTTCTTCGTGCCTATGATAAAATGCATATCGGTCATCGGAGTTTTCCAAGTAGTCGTGACCAACTGAATTGTCAAAACTTACTGACAAAGCATCAGATAGAATCTTAGGTATTGCACCTTTGTCGTTTGCCTTGTCTTTGCCATCAAGAATGGAAATTGCACCGAGAACGGCATTGTAGACTGCCTTTTCTTGACAAAACTTTTCAGTCTTATCAATCAACCATTGAATGTCCGACTTTTCGGCCGAGTTTGTTTTGATTTCTCGTAGAGCATTTTCACATTGTTCTGCTTCTTCACCAGTAAGATTTCTCTTATCTTTAATTGAAATGTCAACAGCTTCAATTGTTGGTGGTACATTGTATTGTTGTACGAATTCGTTAATCGCACCGAACAACTTTTTGTCGATGTTGTCGGTGAAATATTCCGGTTTAAGAAACGGTAGAACTTTCCTTACATATTCCTCATTGTAGATTAGATTCTTGAGAATCGTTTGTTCCAGCTTCATCAATTACTTCCTGTTCAATATTGGATGTCATAATTTCCACAAGCAAATCACCAATATAGTTTTTGAATGTTTCGTCTTTTTCCAACTTCTTGGGTTTGTCAACAACAGATTCTAACACATCATAAGCAAAAAGTAAATAGACCTGTTCGTTTTCTTCCTTAAATTTTACTTTACCATATTTGAAAACTGTGCCTTGATACGTTCCCTGTAGGAATTTTATATGTACCGCGGCATTGTCCTCTTTGGGGTATATGTAACAGTAATCAATACCTTCAATCAGTTCCATCTGTAGTCTCCACATCAAATGCACTTTCGATATCGGAATCTTGGATGATTTCCGATGCGGCCACACGGTACTTTTCTTCCACGAAATCGCGGAAAGATTGTTGTTTCAGAATAGGCAACCAAAAATCGGAAGTATTGGTTTCTTTCTCACGATATTTTTTATCCTCAATCTCACCATCTTCATTTACCCTAGAATACCATCCATTGGTTGGTTTGATAACGTGTTTGGATTCCAATGCAATGTCAAGTAGGCCAGACCATTTATTGATACCACCCTCAAACGAAACGTTCACGGGAATCTTGGACTTCTCTTTTACGTAACG